TAAGCTTACGAATGATGCCTAAAGTTGTGCGGTTAAACATCATCGTAGCGTTGGCCGCATACTCTGATTTCAAGCCGTGTACCAAGTCCATCAGGTTATCAGTTGAGATAGCCGCAGAAGCTGCACCTGTGGCGGTGTGAGCAACTACGTTACCGTTGGTGATACCTGTTGGTTTGTTGGTGCCGTTGCCTAAGATGAAGGCATTGCCCTCAGCTTTAGCAAATTGCTCCGCAAACTCTTGGTTCATTTCCGCTTCCATGTTGAACGCGCTGTCCTCAAGCAACTGGCTCGAAATATCGACCAGAGCATAAGCTTCGTGCGTTGGGATGGTTTTTAATGCGGTTGTGTAACCAGTAGTCTCTGAGCGTGTGCCAGTTTCCGCAGTCCAAGCCGCTGCAAAGTTTGCGGTCTTTTGTGGGATCTCAATCTCTTTCGAGTTTGTTTGGCGCACACGGGCAACAGAGCGAACAGGAGAGATTTCTGTCACGATCTTAATGATCTCTGCGACATACTCTTCTGGGGCCAAGTTACCGGCGGTAGCTGCTGTTCCAACAGTCAAAGCTTTGGTTTCTTCTGCGTCCAAGCCTTCTTGGCCTTTGCGCATAAACTTATCCCAAGCTTTCATTGAGAAATCGATTTCCTTTGCTTCAAGGCCAACTGTCGGGCGCTTAAGCATTGTTTCGATCCCATCAAGCTTCTCAGCAAAACCTTCGGCGGTCTTTGCTTGCTGAACTAGCTGTTGGTTTGTGTTCTCAAAGCGATCAAGATCGGCTTCGATTTTTGCAAGCTTAGCCTCAACCATTGGGTCGGCTTCGCCCTTCTTTTCGATCTCTGCAAGGCGCTGATCATTGGTTGCTTTAAATTCCTCGAAAGCACCGTTGATCCCTTCCAGAAACTTTTTCATATCATTCTGTTCCATGATATTTATCCTTTCTGTATGTTAGGATTTTAGGATTTTGGTTAAGCGATCAAGCTCACTTACCAACTCAGAAGGCATTTCCTGTGCCTCAGCATCCCGCTGACCCAGTGCCTTTGCCACGGCTGACGCCGCAACTTTCGCCTCGCTCCTAGAAAGCTCCCCTGCATCCCGCAAGACTTCTTCCCATTCACGGACTGTCCTGTCAGACTTTACCGCCGAAACCCTAGCTTTGGGGTTCATCGGAAAAGTAACTGCAGAAATTTCCATAAGGTCGACTGACTTTAAATAACGCCGCTTACGCTTGTCATCGTAGTCGTAACCCTTTGCATCGACGCGATAACCAATGGAAAGACCATCGATTGCGCCCATCTTCATAAGCTCATAAACCTCTCGGCCCCGCTGGGTGCCCATTGCCAATCGGCCTTTTACCTTTAGGCCACGGCGATCTTCGATAATCTCATCGAACACCCCAATCGGTTCATCTGGCCGGTGCTGGTAGAGCATCTTTACCGCCCTCGGCCCCTTACGGCCTATTGACTGTGCAAAAGCGCCCTCGACAACCACATCGTTCCCAAGGTCTTTGTTTCCAAAGATAGAGCCGTAACCACTAAACTCACCCTTGTCCTCTTGGTCATCCATTGCCTTAATGTCAAACTTGACGTCTAAGGTGCCATCTTCCATCTTGGCCTCTTGCTCAGCGATGTACTCCTCGACATCGATTTGAGTTTCATCATCTGTCATTTTGCTGCCCTCGTTAAATTGGCTGATACAAACGGCGATCCTCTGATCTCTGTTTGGGAACTCTGTTATTATTTTATCATCACTGGCGCAACGCCCAAGAAAGGCTTCGCGTGTTTCTCCAGAATGTGGTTTAGGTAAAGGCATCCCCGCCCTCTAGCTAAGTTTGTGTCAATCTAGCATATCTAAAAAGGTTTTTGAACCCGTCAAAGAAAATCAATAGACTAAACCCGCTGGCGTGGGCTCTGGGTCGGGTAACGGCCTGTCGTTAACGATGGCATCCACAACGCTTTCTATCGGCGCTGCTCCCCACTCTGCGCCGCTTACAAGAGGCTCTTTGCCAAAGTAGTCAATATAAAGCTGGACCCATTGATCGTTATCATCAATCGCCTCAATCCGCTGCCTAAGCTGCACCTTATCCATCTGCAAATTCCTTTAGTGCTTCCTCAATAAAAGCAATCGATTTTGGAAAGTATTTCCGCGCATATTCTAACTCCGCTTTATTGTTAAGCAAAGAAAAGATATTAGCAAACGTTTCAATCTTATCATTATCTGTACTCTTATAATATGCTTTCCCATGCCCCCAAACTTGCATGTCGGTATGGAAATATCCTTTTGTTGCAGCATCCATCATATCAGCAATCGCGCCCGCACCATCCCTTCCGTCCTTAGGTTGCCAAGTTTTATATTTGGTGACCATGCCCTTGCGCCACCCACTTTGATAGGTTTTCTCAATCGTTTTTAATTCAAAGAGCTCGTCCCTTATTTTATTTAAAAACATTTTTGCATCTTCCGTGACGGTTGGTTGGCCCGCAGTCCGCAAGCCCATCGCCTCACAATCCTCATTGAAAGCAACCCTAAATCTTCCTGTCGTACTCCAAAACCCACCTTTGCCTTTTGCTTTTGATAGTTCCCAATCAACGTGGTGTCCGTACTCATGCTCTGGGACAACCAGTTCCAAACCCGTTTCGAGCCTACTGCCGCCGCCATAATAAACACCCTTACCCTTACCAACGATTATCTGTTTTGGCTTTGGTAGTTTTCTTACGACCCTTTTTTGTGTGGTGTTCAAGCGGCTGTCCATCCACTCGTTAAAAGCCTTTTTGACTTTTTCGCTTGCTGCTTTGCCTTTAGCGTTAGCAAAAATTCTACTGCTAAAGTCTATCATCGCAGGCGTTGGCACCGTTGGCTCTGGTGGTGTTGGCTCTGGCGGGGTGGGAACCTTTCTACGGCGGCGGCGGCGCGTTGGCTCTGGTGGCAAGGGTGGCGGGGGCGGCGGCTCAAGCTGGTTATCAACATCATCAAACAGCGCATCCTCGTCCGTAAAGTAAACAGCGATACACCGACAGTTGATATTGTTAGCTGGCCCACCAGAACCATCGTGCGGATAGGCCATATTAACCTCACGCCCGCCAATCCTGATTAAAAACTTTTCGTCTATGCCCACCTCTTGCCCGTTTGCTTGCGCGTGTGCCGTGCGTGTGCGTCCATCGCTTACCGACACCCAACGCTTTTTCTGGTTTGGTAGGTTAAGCTCACGGGTCGCTGCATCTGTAGCATAAGAGGCGGCGGCGTGTGTTTCTGTCCTAGCTATAGTTGCGGCCCGCGACCTACCTATAACGCCAGAAGTCTTTTCAATGATAAGCTTCGCTGTCTTAGCTACCCCAAGCGCTTCTTTCTCGCCTTGGTTTATTGCCCGCAAGATGCGCCGCTTGGTTGTTGCTGATACAGCCCGCACCTTATCAGCGCCCTCACGCTGGTAATAGGTAAACACTAAGTCACCAAACGGGGTCAGCTTGCGGCTATCAAAAACCCTGTTGGCAAATGTTTCGATGACATCAGTATAGGTTGCGCGGAATATGGTGCTTACGCGGCCCTCTAAGGGGCGCAGGGCGTCATCAACGCTTTGCCGTGCCTGATACTCCGCTGCCGCCTTTTCCCCGAACTCAGCAAACAGATTATACAACCGGCTTCGCATACTGCGCTCAAATCCCATCCGCAGGCGGTTTACCTCGCGGATCTCTTTGGCAATGGATACGCGCTTGCGGCCTTGCTTGATAAAGATAGGAATGTTCATGCCCCTTTATAGCACCAAAACTTTTTCTTCTCTATACCCGAATAAAAGTAAATAAACTATTTACAGCTAATCTAGCTCACGTTATGAACGCTGTATAAGCAACCCCAAGGAGGAACCCCAAATGACAGCTTTTACTCAAAAAGAACTCTTAATGCTCGGTCAATTTGCCAAAGCTTGCAACGAAACCAACGGTGCAGAAAACCACGCAGAACTTAAGGATGACAATATGTCATCAATGAACGCTGATGACCTTGGTAAAGAGCTCGGGTGGTCCAAGCAATCTATCGGCGGCGTTATGCAAGCGCTGACCAAGAAAAACGCAATCTGCGATGCTGGCGAAAGCTCACGCGGCGCAGCATTAAACGACTGGTATCTTAACGACCTTAACGAAGATGCCTGTGACGCGGCGTTTATCGCAATGCGCGACAATGCACCCGCCGAACCAACGCCTGCCATCGACTACACCTTAAAAGGCTACCTCGTATCCATCTCTCCTAAAAAG